TGTTCCAGAGCCGTGAAAAAACTGCATTGCGTCTAAAAGCATGATGACTCTCCTTCTAGCGACATCGGCTAGCTGATGATGGTTTCCGAGTTGGAAATCTTTTCGGCCATAACGACCTGGATTCCCTGGAAGCGCGTAATACGCCGCGATCCCCAGATGTCGCCGGTCTCCGCGTTTTGCGTGTAGTAGCCATTGGTTTTCTGTGAGACCGCTCGGATGTTCATCTCATTCAGAATGGCGCGACTGCACAGAATCACCGTGCCGGGAGCATTACCCGCACCAGGAAGATTGCCCAGGGCCTGAATGAGCAGGTTCTCATCGAAGCCACCCGGCTGCAACGGAATCGGGTTCACGTTGGCAACGCGTTGAGCGCAGCGTTCGTCAACGATCTGAAGTCCCAAGCTCCATTTGCACTGAGTGACATACGCCATCAGTGCCCTCGATTGACCGAGAACTCCACTCAGGGCGGTGGCCATTGTCCACGGAACTTTGCCGATGGTGTTGATTTCCAGGCCTGCCGGACTACTGGCGGGGTAGATTGCTTGAACCTTGTCTTTTCCGAATTCGACCGCCCAGATGCTTGTGGCGTTGCCGGAGGTCAGCCCGCTGTTGTAAGCATTCGCAGGCCAGCTTCCGTCTCCGTTGGGAACCGATTCAAGATTGTTGATTCGTGTTGCCAGGCCTCTGATTCCACCAAGATCGGTAGCCGGGTTTCCGTAAAACAATACGGATTCGATTTTCTGCTTGAAGCCCTCGATCTTGTTGCTGATCTGGTCCGACATATACGCCGAGGGATCGGGTTGAAGGTCGGCAAACGCCGCATCTTGAACATCCCAATTTTCCCACATGGCAATATCGTCGGTGATGTTGGTGTTCTTGGAGTTCGTAATCACGGCTGCTTCATTGAACCGGCGCGTTGCAGGAACGTCCAGGTAATCGGTACGCCGAGCGACGTTGAAAAGCATGTTGTTTGCCGGGACGAAAGGCAAGAACTCAAGCAAAGGGCAAGCGCGGGCAAGCACCTTTGCGGGCTGGACAAACTGCGCACGGGCATCCGAGGACGAGTAGCTGTTGATTACATCCGTCATCGTGGTGTAACCGAGTTGCGAGGCATCTGCCATGGCGATAATCTCCCCTTAGAGAGGCCTAAATCCTTGCTGGCGGAAGATTGAATTTACTCAAATCGTATCCGGCCTTAGGCGTTTCCGCCCTCTGCCCTGACCCGCGCAAAGATGAATCCTCTCCGGTTTTTGCGGCCACGTTCAACAGGAAGCGCATCATCGTAGTTCGGTTGGCGCTGCTTTCAGCTGCAAACGCCTTGTCGAATTCGACTTCTGTTTTTCCCCATTGCTTCCATAGCCGCGACACGAGCACTACGCTCGCATCGTATTTGTCGCCCAACTCGGTTTTCAGCGTTTCAGCCGCCTTGGTATTCTCTGCGAGAATCTTGGCGTTGTGCGCTTCCACCATTGAGGTCAACTGAGCATTCAACTTCCCTTGAAGAGCTTGAGCGGTTTTCTTGGGGATACCCTCAGAAAACAAGGTGTCTTCCCAATACTTGTTCCACTCAGGTGCATTCTTCTTCTCAGGGTCTAGCTCATAACCTTCCGGCTTATCGGGCCGTCCGAGTGAGGTGTAGAACTTATCGCGCTCTTCCGGCGTAGCATTCTCGCCCAGTTTGGGGATCGAGTTCGCCAACTTCCCCTCGTACTCTTTGGCTTTGTTCGCCGTTTCGAGATGGGCCTTTGCAAAGTCTCCCACCGTGCGATACGGCTTGAAAGCCTCATTGTCTCTGAGGTCGCTAGGCAAACCCGCTAACCATCCCGGCGTCTGCGTCTGCTGGTTGCCCTGTGCTCCGGTAGTTTCACTTCCCGTTACGGGTTGATCGACAACTGCATCCATTTGCTGCTCCTTCAAAAATCTTTGGGCCAAGAAAAGACGCGGAACCGAGTGATCGAGCACTCGATTGCCGCGTCTGTCTTACTTTCGCCGCTCTCAGTCTGGCCGGACTCTGAGCGGACCCAAATTGTGAAAAACCAAACTCTATCCGTTCCTGAGCATCACACCGCCGTTGTTCCCGGTATGCACGATTTCAGACATACTGCCGGTTGCGGCCAGGAATGGAACGACTGCGGTATTGGTTGCGTTTCCTGCGATCTGTACGGTGACGCTATAGGTCGCCGTCGCCAGATTCCAGAGAAAGAAGTGATGCCCCGGCTGGCAGGTGGGGAGAACAATCGTCACAGCCCCGGTCGGGGTGATGGTGATGAGGGAGGCTCCGGCCTGCTGCGCATTGAGAGTGATGGTGCTGGCTGCTACGGTTCCAAGGTCAAGCTCGCCATATGTCTCAAGACTCGCCTGCGTCTGAGTAGATTTGGCGACAAACCCGCCGCGCTCCGTGGGAATGCGGAGTGCATCCGCTCCCGGCCAGTTCACACCGTGATACGTTGGACTTGGATTCGCCACTTCAACCCTCCACGATTCCTATTAGAGCATCCACTTCGCTCATTGTACCGCTCATCCTGGCAATTGCAATAGCCACATTGTACTCAATCCGCTCCACTTCGTTGTTCAATGGAACCCCGAAGTGATTTGAAACGAGTATATCACCAAGCACTTTCCGACCCTCAGTCGAGCTAAACACGCTCCGGTAATACTGCTTCATTTTCTTATCGGCAATCTGTCTGGCGTCTTCTTCCGGCGTGTAGTCAATCATTCGCCTGGCTCCTTACCGCCGCCCATCATGGTTTTGAGAGGGCTGTCCGGCTCTGCCGCCTTGCCGGCCAGTGCCGCCGCCTTGGCAATCTTAGGTGCGTTCTCAATCTGCTGCTGCTTCTCCTGCTGCTTCTGAGCCATCTCCCGTATCTGAGCAATGGCCTTTGGGTCACGTAGGCACGTTGCTGGACCGCCTACCGCGTCCCATGCCTCGCGCACCATCTCATCCGTGTCGAGAGCGTGCATGGCGAGAGGATCGAACTGTGTGATTGACGTAATCAGAGCCACTCCGGATTGAATCGCCCGGACCTTCGTTACCCTGGTCTGTGCCTGAGACAAGAGGCCCAGATATTGCACCTTGATTGGCTCATGCTCGGAATCTTGAAGAATTTGCGGAACTTCAGGAATGCGTCCTGCCCTTGCCTCAATGTCGAACACCCTGGCAATCATGGGGTTGAACCCTTCCGATTGCAGGTTACCGACAATGGTTCCGAGCAGCGCCGCCTTCTCGGTCATCAACTCATTGATTTGCGCCGTCACCATACGCTCAGTGGCACCGCCCTGCGCCAATTGCGTAAGCAGGGTGAACACATCTGTGTGGAAGTGCTGGTTGATGATCTGCGCAACTTTGCCCTGATACTCCGTATTGAACGGAAGGTTTTGGACGCCGGTCGTTAGAGGTTGCGGCATGATCTGGCGAATGTCGCCACGGTTGGTTGGGATGAATGTAAAGCCGTTCGGGCCACGCTGAATCTTTCCCCGCTGGTCCTCATACGCCACCATCGGAGGTTCAGCCGCTTTCTGGGCAGTAATCAGATTGGTTCTCCCCATCTGATTGTCCAACGCGATGGCGACCCAAGCATCGTGCGCCGGAGAGCGACCGTAGGATTCGTCTGAATTCTTCCTCCATCTCCAACTCAGTATCGGCATAGAGTCGTAGCCGCCCTCGGACAGCATCTTCAATCCCTGATTCCCGTCAGCGCCGAGAATCTTGCCTCCCTTTCGATACACCCAATCGGATGCCCATTTCTTTCCCTTGGCATCTATGCGCCCAGGGTTGTAATCCTTGCGGGGATAGACCGCATGGAGAACTTCGCGCTGCTCGTGCATATTGCTTTCGTAGTCATGCTCGAAGTTCGTATCGGCCTTCTTCATTTCGTCCAAGCCGAACTGCTGAACGAACTGCCGAAGCGTCATTTTGTAGACGCGATAGTTTGTGTCGACCTGGCCAAATCGGTTTTCCGCGATGAAGCATTCCCGGAAATGGGGAACGGTGAAAATGATGGTTGCCGTCGAAACATCTTCTTCTATCAGCAAGTGGGCCGTACCTGGAGCAGACCCATCACCGATGAATTCCGGCACTACATCATAGAAATTGCTTCGGTTGAACGCTGAATACATCACGTCTTGGCAGTCTTGAATCCACCGCTGGACTTCTGGGTAGGAATCGACTCGCTTTCCGGTCCATGCTCTCATCCGGCTTGTGCACGGGAAGTTTAGTTTGCCGGGAAGTTCCAGTCCAAACCAAGGTTGATTGCGAGAACAGAGATACCCCACCATACCCTTGACCAGAGTGTTGTGGGCAAGCATGGCGGAGTCGGCGAAAATCTCTAATCCGGTGGGCTGGCCGGGCCACAAATCCTTGTCTTGCACGCCCCGCCTGCCGTGGTTGACGTACATGATGATGTTGTCCACCATCCATTCCCACGGAAGTCTTTCTTGTGCAAGCACTTGTAGATATTTCTGAGCATCCTTGGCTCGTTCGTCGGCGGAGCGGTCGTTGAGCCGGGAGGGTGCATATCCCCCGGAGTACATATAAGGCGAGGCTAGACCGACAGAAGCCATTATTCCCCCAATGTCGCTTTCCCTACTGTAGCATTACCGCTGGTCATCGGGCTTTGCAACATCGTGCTTGCCATACCCCGGCGCTGTGTCAATGCCTGAGCCTGAGCCAAAGCCGACGCCTGAGCCGCCTGAGCCGTCTGTTCATTGGTTTGTGCCTGAGTGGGAGCCACGGGTGTGGAAGGCTTGCTGACATCCGCATAGATGCCCTCACCAACAGCCGCTGCGCCGATAATCAATGCCGCTGAAATGCTTCCTGCCATCCTATTCTCCCGTAACCACTATCGTATCACCGCTTCCATCGCGGCGAGACATCAACTGATCGGACTCTGCAAAGACTTCATCCTCAGCCTCTTCAACAGTTGCAAGAGTGGTCGGGTAAATCATCGTCATCTCAACCGGCCCGTGAGTCCAGAAGAACTGCTTCCGCCCCGCGCATCCGGGAATGACATTGTATCCGGTCAGCTCAACTCTTTGGTCTCCGATCAACACTGAACAGTCTCCATGAACGATAAGAACAGTTGCCAACTTGATAAGCGAACCCATCATCTTTGTCCCCGGTTGGAGACGAATGGTTCTTGCATACATTCCGCCGTGGAATAGATGTTCTGTGGCGAGTTCGATCTGGGGGTAAGAGAGGATGATTTTGTTGATTTCGTTCAGTTGCTCGAGAACGGCTGGCGAAGCCGGGAACATGGCAATCGGTAAAGGTGCCGTCAATGTGCTCATAGCCACCTCGTAAACATGGTATGGCTGGCCTTGCAACCGGGGCGATGGGACAACACCACATCCAAAGGACTTCCTACCCTGGCGGTGTACAGCAGGGCCACACATCCATTCCTGATCGAGAAGCTCTCGACGGTAGACAGCAGGGCATCTGCGGTGCCAAGTTTCCTGTGAGACGGCAGAGCAAACAGACTTTCTATCGTGGCTATTCTCTTTCCATTGTGCGGCATAACGCCTGCAACCACAGAGACAAATCCTACAAGAACATCATCCGAGTATGCGCCAAAGCAGTGAAGCGCCCCTGAATTCTCCATCGCGGCGTATATCTGGCGCTGTGGGTTGTAGTCGGGCATCACGCAGTCTTTCGAGTAGGCGTCCAACAGTTCTGCCGAGTTGGGAGCATCGAGTATTTCCGCGTAGCTGACTGGCTTTATCTCAAGCATT